TCGATCGCCATAAGTATCTTGAATGGCAATGTTTTTTGTTTCTAAAGTCATTTAATCTCCTTTTTAAATTGAATTTTTAAGCGCTTCCAAAGCTATTATATCAATCTTTTTATGAAGAGTAAATACGAAGTAGATTCAAAATATTTTAATCATTCGTCTAAGCAGAATTTATAGAAAAGTGGCATGAGAAAGGCTCAGCTTGAAAATATTCAGTTCGTTTAGTCTGAATGAGAGTGCTAAAAATTTAGACTTGACAAAGAGGAGAATGTTTCCTATATATGCTTGACGATTATCTATACTGAGAAATAAAATTGATTTGCCCTTGGAATTCAACAGATTTACATCAGGTAAATGTTACACCTACTCAAAAATACTTTTTATTCATTTAAATATCTTTCTAAGATATCTGTTTTCTGTTTTTGAATTTCTACAATCTTACTTTCTTCAATCACAATCAAATCTTCTAATTTTTCTATTTGTTTTATTGCTTCATTCTGATGTTCTATATTACAATTTTTGCTAAGAAGAGATTGACGAGTTTATCGAAGGCATTTTCACGTCCGCCAACATTATACTTACGAAGAATTGTTGCGAATTGATTATATTTTTTTTGAACTTCATCGTGTGCGATTTCTTTTAAATCAGCAATTGAAGATTTCGCTTGTCCAATTTCAAAAGGCTTAATGTTAGCTTCTAATACTCCATTTGTAACATAATCTTGTTGATAGACATCACGCCAAATTTCGAATTTGTCATTTCCTCCTTTAGCATCATTATATGATTTTGGATTATCCAGAGTCGAAAGAAAATCGGTATTATCAATCAAATGAATTACATGATACATCCGTTTAATCTCACCAGCTTCAATTTGAGAAACATATAAAACTAGAGCTCTTGCCTTATTTTCTTGTTTTTCATATGAGAAAAGTTGACCACCATCAACTTCTGTATTTTCCACTCTTTATCAAATTCATTTCCAAAAGTCTTAGCTTCAAGGTGTACCTTCATTATCTTCAACTGTTATATCAGCATTCCCAGATTTCGTATTACGTCCTAATTCCCAAAATTAAAATATAATCTACATATCAATACAATACTTCAATAAAAATTTCTTATCTAAAGTCTTATCTTATCTCAGAACAGACCATTTCCTTACACTTCGCCGATAGATCATCTCGTATAAGCAGTGATACTACCTCCACATGTGCTGACGGTATCTTCTTATACTATGAAACGAAATATGGACTGTCTGAATATCTGAGTTAAACTATTAAACGTAACTTATCCGGTTATTTACAGCTTCATCTATATATAGGACGGTATTAAAGATTTTCAAAAATTCCTTCTTGCTTATCTCTCCTGCCCATCTCCCATGATTAACCATATAACGATTCGGCCAGTTCAGTGTGAACTTATTAGTATTCTCAAAAAAGAGATAAAGCCACTTAAGCAATCCAGTATCTAATAACGATTTTTCGACGAATTTCTTACTTAAAATGCCTACTGTGGACCTTCCAACGGGAACATAATTATCTTTACTATAATTTTTCTCAGATACCCTGTTCATTACTCCGTCAATTATGATTGTAGCCATTGTATATGCCGCATAATAATTCTCAGACTGATAACTCTGAATCATGGCCTGGATTAAGACTGCTGGAATGAACTGAGATTTTTCCAATTTAAATATAGTCTTCTCATCAGCTATATCATTCTCTAACATCTCAAACCAGAATTCTTCAACTTCCTCAAAATCCTCAGCTTCTACATCATAAGAAAAATTACTATCTTGAAAGTAGACAACCCAACCTTTTGTAGCTAAAATTTCAAGTTTAGATTTTATATCTGCAATTTCTTCTTCAGAATAATGGTCTGAAAGAGACTTTAGAACTTCTGAAATAGCTGATATATCATTAAAAATAGTAGTCTGATAGCTATTTAAAAAATCTCTCATCGCAGTTGATAAGGAATTTAGACTATTAAAGCTATAACTTGCTGGGATTACCTTTTTTATATTAACAAGTTCTTTGGCCATGGAGCTAGCTGCTTCTGTAATATTCATATTTAACGGAGTATTTATTATCTTGGTAAATTCCCTTATCGGTTCCATTATCTTGGCGATTTGTTCAGCATTCATATTTGCATACAACTTTACAAACTCATTTCTGGCAGTCGATATGCTCTCTAAAGCTTCCTTTGGTAATTCTATCTTTTCACCATCCAAAATTATATCTCACCTCCAACTATCTTTCCTTAGCAGATTGCTCTCTTAGCTTCTTATCTGCGTTTTCCTTTGAGTTCACTAGTACATCATATAATTCAAATTCTATCTCGACAAAATAGATAAACGCATCCGCAATTTCTAAAAGGAGAGGGTTAACCTCTTCTCTGATTGGAAGACCAACCGAATAATGAGGAATATCTTCTTCATTACCCCACCAACTCTTATGAATCGCTATATCTGAAAAATGAACATAACCGGATGCTTTCACATAAACATCATCAATCTCAGGACAATAAACTGATATCCTTTTTCTAAGATTATAATCCGTCATCTTATTTCCTTCATCATCATATAGTTTTCTAACCGGGATACCTTTTAGAACCTTCTTTATAAATTCTGACCTATCTGCAGCTATAAAAGCCGCAAAAACTCTCATCAAGTTATCTAATTGTATCCTAACTAAGATACCTGCACAAGTAAGATTCCTTGTTTCTAAGAGGTTTGATATTCCATCTAAAATATCCACTGTCCGTCCAATAGCTGAAGAAAAAAACAAATCTTCTTCAAATAAATGTTCTCCTATTACTCCAGCAGCTAAAGTTATAGCTTCTTTTCTTAGGACTTTGAATCTAGCTATTCGCTTACTGAGCACTTCAAAATAGTCCTCATTCAACATTTTTAAATTGATTGATTCATTAGACTGTGATAGTTCATTATTACTGCTCATGCCGAACCAGCTCTCCATTTTATTGTTAGTTCTATTTTACCGCATAAAAACAAAAAAGGCCATAGCTAGAGCACTCACCCTTAACTATGGCCTTATAAATTCACTTCTGTTCCTTCTAAAAACTTAATGGTGATGCTGCCGTCTTCTCCAAGAGTAATCTTCTCAAGTACCTGGCACATCTTTCTTCCATCAAATGCTTCCTGCTCGCTATCAAGGAGTTCCTTTAGTTGGGCCGCATGATACTTTTCCAGCTTTTGCTCTTCATCAAAAATCGCCCACTTTCCTAGTAGCTGCCCCTTGTTTTCATGAAGAATCTCTATAGCTCTGAGGAAGGCTTGCTGAAGCGTTTCTTCATCAATATGACGATTGGTACAACCCTGGACTCCTTTTACCTTGTACCGGTTATTGCACTGCCAGACAGGACGTTTCCCTCTGCTCGTGGTCCAGTTCTTTCGGCCAAATAGACCTCCACATTCTTTACAGAATACTTTGCAGGTGAATGGGTTTTGTTCGCACTGGATAATGTAAAAATTGATGTGATTATCCTGCCTAAACTGATTTCTCCGGTCTACCTCAAGCTGAACCAACTCCCATTCTTCCTTATTAATAATGGCTTCATGGTTGCCCTCGATATAGTATTGATTGACTTGTCCCTGGTTCTCACTGCGCTTCTTGGTCAGAAAATCTACCGTATAGGTTTTCTGCAAGAGGGCATCTCCCATGTACTTCTCGTTTTGAAGCATTCTTTGAATGGTAGTCGGATACCAGTTAACTTTTCCATTCCATCCTGGAACTCCCTCTTCTTTCAGTGTTCTTGCTATACTTTCTGGCGTTTCTCCTTGTAAAAAATCCCGAAAGATTCGTCTGACAATCTTGGCTTGCTCCTCATTGATGATAAGATTTCCATTCTCGCCCTTGTCGTAGCCTACAAATTTGGTTGTATTAACCCTTACTTCTCCCCGTTCAAACTTCTTTCGAATCCCCCAGGTCGCATTCTCTGAGATAGAACGGGACTCATCTTGAGCCAAGGAAGAAAGAATAGTCAAAAGCACCTCTCCTTTGGCATCCAGGCTATCAATATTCTCCTTTTCAAAGGTAACCCCAATTCCTAGCTCTTTAAGCTCTCGGACATATTTCAAACAGTCCAGCGTGTTTCTGGAAAAACGGCTTATGGATTTCACAATGATTCTATCTACTTTTCCTTTCCGGCAGTCACCTATCAACCGATTAAACTCCGTGCGTTTCTTGGTGTTTGTTCCTGAAATTCCCTCATCCGCATAGATATCAACCAACTCGTAGAGAGGATTCTGCCGAATGTAGTCCTGGTAGTAACGGACCTGGTTCTCATAGCTTGATAGCTGTTCGTCTTGGTCGGTGGACACTCGGCAGTAGGCCGCCATCCGGATTTTCTGAATGTGTTGATTCTGCTCGACTTGTATAGTTTTCTTGGCAGGAATAACTGTAATGTTTTTTGCCACTGATGTTCTCCTCCTTTACCACTGTGGGTTCATCGATACTCCAATCCTGGACTGCACTGTCTGGCACGCGCATGCCAATGCAGGAAGCTTTCCCTTCTCGGATGTACTTGCTGCAGACCCAGACAACCTTTCCTTTGTAGTACTTCTGTCGTTTTAAAGTAGAGCCACAATGCTCGCATTTCAATAAGCCACTCAAAGGATATCGTCTATTGTAATCAATGCTTAGCTTTGCCTTTCGCTTCTGTTTCAGTCGCTTTTGAACAGCTTCCCAATCTTCTCTGGATACAATAGCTTCATGGTTATCTGTAAGCAGGTACTGCTGCACCTGACCTTGGTTGAGCCGTTGTTTGGCCTTGATTTCCGCAAAATAGTATTTTTGCAGGATTGCATCTCCCTTATACTTTTCGTTTTTTAGAATATTGGTAATGGTGCTTGAATACCATTTCCCACCGTCTACCGTAGAAAGCTTCTCTTCATTGAATAGCTTTGCGATGACATGAACCCCCATACCAGATAAATAAAGGTTATAAATCCGTTTGACGATTTTAGCTTCTTCAGGATTGATGATTAACTCACCATTCTCATCCTTGTCATAGCCTAAGAAGCGCTTGGTATTAATCACTAGCTCCCCTCGCTGGAACTTCTTCTGAAAAGCCCACCGTTGATTTTCACTCATGTTGCGCAGTTCTTCTTCTGCGTAGCTGGCAAGAACCGTAAGCATGACTTCACCCTCATTTGACAAGGTATGGAGATTTTGTTCTTCAAAGAAGATATCCACTTGAATAGTTTTCAGTTCCCGGCTTACTGCAAGTAATAACTCAGTGTTTCTGGCAAAGCGAGAAATGGACTTAGTATGAATGACATCAATCTTTCCTGCCCTACAATCTTCCAACATCTGCTGAAATCCTGGACGCTTGGCCAGTTTGCCTGAAATCCCCTGATCATAATACACTCCGATAAAGTCGACATCTTTTTTATTGTGATAGAAATGATTATAGTAGGCTTGCTGATTGGTGAGGGATTCCTGCTGTTTTTCTGTCATGGTTGAAACCCGCGCATAGGCACAAACTCTTATCTTTCCTGGCTTCATCCCATTCTCCTTTCTTCCTTACTATATATCACTCTAAAGGCCAAATTTATCAAGTATTCAGCCCACTCATTCAAGCTTTTTCTAGTTGAAATGCTGTCTATGTAAAAGGCCTGCATAGACAACCACACAGACCTTGATGGATTATTCAATTCGTAACACTTGACCGGGATAAATCAAATCCGGATTTTCAATTCCATTAAGGGCAACTAAGTGCTGGTAGTTCGTGCCATACATGTCCGCAATGGCTGATAGGGTGTCCCCACTTTCAACCGTATAAGTGGTACTGCTAGATGCTTGCGTACTTCCAGTAACCTGCAAAACTTGCCCCGGATAAATCAAGTCAGGATTGGTAATCCCATTGATAGCTGCTAATTCCTGATAACTTGTTCCAAAAAGAGCCGCAATAGCTGATAGTGTATCCCCCTCTTGAACCGTGTAAGTCCTAGTCGAAACTGGGGCTGTTGCTTGTTGTGGCACTTCTGATCGAGGTTCTGGTACCTGTCCGGTATAAACAGAACGCAAATCCCGATACATATAATTGGAATCTACTCGGCCACTGATACCACCAACAATTCCATCACTGGTAAACTGCCAGATGTCTGTTGGAACAGAGCAAGCAGTCACCTGCCACTGAGCTACCCAATTCGTATAACGGGATAAGTCGCCCATATTCTGGAACCAGTACAGGCTCGCATACACACCAGCCCAGTAGCCTGCTGCTTCGACATGGTCACAAAACAGTCGGCAGATAGCCGTGGAAGTTTCCCAGCTCACACCCCCATTGTTTGCTTTCCAGCCGTCTGCATCTTCCATATCAATATAGAGTGGCATAGAAGGATGGAATTGACGAGTAAAGTTCAAAAAGGCATTGACCTCAGCTTGTGCATCTCCCAAGTTGCAAGCATAGCTATAATGGTAGAAACCGTATGGAATGCCAACCCGCTCGCATTCAGATGCATTTCGTCGTGCTCGTAAATCTTCCGCAAAGCTACCCCAAGACGAACGGATAATGACAAAGTCAACATTGTTTTTCAACTGATCAAAGTCAATAAAACCATTGTGTTCACTGATATCTACTCCAAATAATGCCATCTTATTTTTCCTCCGATTTTAATTGTTTCAAGGTTTGCTTTAGTTTTTCTGGAACTGGTAAACCAATCCGAGCCGCATTTTCAATGATGCTGAGGCCTTCATTAGACAGGTAATAGAAAATAACTGCTGTGCGGATAATACCACCCTGTTTTAAGATATGGGTATCAATAATCTGCCCCATGGCCACTAACATCAAGATGATGACTTTTTTAAACAGTCCTCGAAAACCAACTGCACTGGATAGCTTCTTTTCAACAACTGCTGCCATCAATCCACTGATATAATCAATAGATATAAAGACAATCAAAGCAAAAATAAAACCATCCCAATCGCCAAAAACACTTCCTAAAAGTCCTCCTACTGTGGTAAACAAGACTTTATTCGCAAAAATTAACTGCTTCATGATGCATTTTCCTTTCTATGAGGTTCGCTCCAGTCTGGATTTCCTTTTTCATCAAATTGCATGATATAAAAGTTTTTATGAAATAATTCAGCCAAATTAATGGTAGGGACTGTCGCACCCCACTGAGTCAGAGCTCCTACTGTTTCGACTTCCATCAACTGACGTCGACCTTCTTTAATCACGGGACGCTTTTGTACTTCTCGGTACATATAAAAATCCTCCCCCTTACTCTTGCAGCGAATGAACTCACCATTCTCGCGCATATAAGTGAGTGCCGCCACCAAATCAAAAGGTTCTGTAATTCTACTTAGATCAGGTAGCAATTCCTTTTCTTCCATCTTTCTTTCCTCCATCTATTTTTAATGGTGTAGTTGCTTCTTTGAGATCAGCTTCCAATTCCTCTTTCTTCTGAAGGAGAACTTGGTAATCTTCCTCTTTTTGAGTCAATTGAATGGCTAAAAGGTTCTTCGATGTCACCTCATCAGCCAGTTTTCTGCTCAGCTCTTCAATGGTTAAACGAAGAGCCTGATTGATTTCTTCTGGTTTCATTTGTTCCCTTTCTTATAAGCGTCCCACTAAGCTTCTGGTATCCCACCAAGCTGGATGCCCTTCACCATGATTAGCCCGATACTCATAAAGTGCTCCAATGCTATTAGACAAGCGTTGGAGAATCTCATGGAGTGAGACATAATTTCCGCTTGTATCTAAATAAAGCCAAACGTCCCCAACATTAATAGTCGAGTCTCGTCTATCCTGTTTTCTGCTTGGACGGAGCTGAAGCTTTCCTGTTGTTGTCATAACCCAACCATCTTTATTATCATAGGCAGAACTGGCAAAGGACAATTCATCTCCAACTACATCAAGTGAGTCAACATTAACCCCATTCCAAGCCCGAATACCTACAAAGCCACCATCATTAGAGCTTTCATTGCCATAGCGATTAGACCCAATGACCGTCACACCAGCCCTTCCCTTACCATCGACATTTCCTGTCGCAAACTTAATGAACTGGGTTGGATAACCAGCTAGAACTCGTTTCAAGGCAGCTTGGTCTGTATAATACAAAATTTGACCCGCATTGAGACTGATTTCCATAGCTCGGTTAATGGCTGTTAGGATACCACCTGATATCTTGTTCGCAGATAAAGTTACAGACTGCACCTGGCTGATGAAGGCATGCTTTGAGAAAAGTTTCCTCAAGTAAGCTTCGGTCGCAGATAACTTGTTAAACAAGGCATCATCTACTTTCAGTTTCTCAGCCGTTACTGCTTCTGCACTTAAGATTGCTGTTGTGACTGATCCCGATTCAAAGTTGGCTGTCTTTAACTTATCCACCATAGCAGACTTAATCACAGCATGGTCAATTAAAGTTTGTCCTGTGATATGAGTGAGTCTACCATGGATATGATTTACTCCATTCGCTAAAAGATTCAAACTGTTTAATACTGCCCCACTTGAAGTCAAATGCTGAACCGACCAACTGTTTGCGAGCTGAGTTTGAACAGTGGAAACTCTCTGGGTCAAATCCGTCACCTTGGTCACATAGGAAGAATCTGTCAGAACAATCTGGGCCAAGTTATGTTTGACACTGTCTTCCTTTGAGCCAATGAGCCGTGAGTACAGATTAACTGTTTCCTTAACCTTTTGAAAGTCACTGCTGCTGGTTTTCCCATTGACTGCCTGTATGATTTCTGAAAAACGTCCCTCCACTGTTTGAGAATAGGAGGCAATCTTGGTTTCTGTGTACTGCCGGTCATCCTCTGGAGCTGGACTCGGTGTCGTCGCAATTGTCCCATCTTCCAATTGTGGATCTCGAATATAAAGAACATCACCAACAAGCCAGCCATTTGAATAACAGACCCAGGACCATTTTCCCTAAATAGACAGCAGAGG